CTGCTCATCTGTTGCTCCTAGTTGCGGCTTACACCGACTTCAAAATTGATTCGTGCTAACTGAAGAAATCCGCTCGCTCCAGCTTTCGGCGCTTGAACATCCACGTCGTAAGCTCCGGAATAAAAGACGCCGTCGCCCCAGTCACCACGGTTTTCTCGAAGAATGTTCGTGATTGCTTCAACGTAAAAATGGATCCAGGTGTCCACATCGCTCAGCAAGTCCGCTGTTGCTGCAACTTCGACGCTGACGGTAATCGTGCCCGACAATGTACGGAATTTCTCGATTTGCGTGTTTCTCACTTTTGTGCTGAACACGGAAATCCGTGGATAGCCGAGCTCCTGCTGCAGCTCAGCCATACTGACCGGTGCTGAGCTCAGAAATACTTGTTCGCCGGAGATGAGTGGGATCTCTATTCCGCTTTCGGCTACCATCGCGCTGATCTGTGCAGATATTGCCGAGGACGTAGTGAGTAGCGCTGCGAGCTTCTGCGCCGCCAATATTGTGGTTGGTAACATCTTCATCCCCTCCACTGCCGCTGCGGATCGAGAACGAAGCCGTCCGGCTGCTGCCCCCACGGCGCGGCTCGCCCCAAAATGAATCCTGTTCCAGGCACAGTCCACGGCTCATGGAGTGGCAGGGCCGCGATGTTTTGTCTTGTTGGCGGTGCTCCGTTCGCGCCGATATAAACGTTCCAGCCACTTGCGGCCGCCGGAGGGTTTGTCTGTGCCGGTACGATCGTGACTGTGATTGAAGATGAGTCGCCAAGCGCTACAGGCACAAGCAGACTAGGCGTCCCTTCATTGCCGGCTGCATCCGCCCAAGTCGTCTGAACTGTGACGATACCAGCCGCGAGCGTCCCTGTGCTCTGCTCAACCTGCGCAAGTGAAGGTTGCGCCAGCGGCCGGTACACAACGCCAATCCCGAGAGTGTAGAGGCTTTCTTCCGTTTCTTTTGACCGCGCGGAGTAATACGCCCACTTCTCCCGAAATCGGTCATTCAACTGAACGTTGTATGCCTCGGAAAAGATCTGCGAAAGTAGTTCGTAACTGATCCAGCGCTTCAGCGGACCTGTGACAACAACGTTGTCCAGCCCCAGCGCCCATTGACTCTGGGGCGGGAGTGTCACCAGAGAAGCTCGCCCTCCAAGAGCGAAGTCAGCCGAGCCGCCCCCGCCCCCCGCTCGTATGAGCCTCGCCAGCAGCCGGTCCCCGATTGCCGCGAGCGTGATCGCAGTTTTGGACTCGATGTTGACGTTGTGTGTCGAAGCGATTTTACTCAGTGTGGTCTCGTAAATCTCGAGGTCCGAAATCGTAATCAAACTGGAATCGGTGAACAGTGCCATGATTTGTCTCTCTCTCTCTCTCTCTCTCTCTTTACTTGGTGGATTTTGTCTTTGGGCCTGAATGGCGTGGCTCCGTGCCAAGTAGAAACCCGAGCGGCGCTCGCCGCGCAGCTTCCCATTCCTCGGCCGCTTTTTGTGCAGCCGCAAGATTGTCCAGATATTCCTTTTTCTCCTCGTCCGTTGCCAGCCGTGCCTTTCCCTCAACGATCATTCGTGCGGCCTGGTACCGCGGGACTTCCGCCAGTACGCCATCCTTGCCGCCGTCATCCGTCGCAAGGCTCATCACAAACGGATATTTGTCCGGGATTGAGCTTTCAATTTCTCTGATTTTTCGGTAGAACTGTCGTAGATCCATGTCGTCCTCGGGATGCAAAAATCGGGGCGCCTGCTCCGAAGAACAACCGCCCCGCGCAATTGCGCTAAATTAGCTGTTCACCTGAACGCCGAAGTTGTTCCGCAGAACACCGCAGCCGTAAAGCACGTCAACCGTGAACTGCTGAGACAGTGTGTTCGGCTGATAGCTCATCACTACGCGAATGCCGAAGTTGCCCATCTCCGCGTATTCGGCGACAGCACCGGTCCCGGGAAGGGGTTGCGGAAGCCGCCGCACTACCAGGCCCAGGGCATCTTTGGTGAATGCAATGTTGTGGGTGTTAACCGTGGACAAGCCAGTCTTCTGCACCAGCTGCGAACGGAAGATGAAGAAATCTTTCATCTTGCCAACATTGCCTTCCACAAGCGCACGCAGGCCCGCTTCACCGGCAGAGTAGTATTCGCTGAAACGCGGAATCTGGCGAATTTGCGAATACGCCGTTGAATCCACCACCAGGTACTTCGGTTGAGTTGCCGGAACTTTCGCCTGGAACAGGGCCGTCTCGGCCGCATCAATCGTTGCTTCCGTGAGCGGTGTACCGGCGGTGCCCACCGGCGCGTTGGCCGTCAGGCCGCTATACAGCATCAGAAGATCGGTTTCAATCTTCTCCGCGATTGCGACGACTGCCGGCTGCATGTAGACCTTCATCAGGTCGGGAGCGGCCAGACACTTCGTCACGTCCGGAATCTGGAACGTCGCTTCCGCATGTGTGTTCAAAACAATGGAAGCATTACCCAGATTCGGATTCTGAGGCTGAACCGTTCCGCCTTCCGCGATGTTGTTCGCAACCAGGGTGGGGGCGATCGGTACGTTGATTGTGTCGCCCGCCTGGGCGAGAACGGGCTCGTAATCACGATTCACGAGATTGCCCATCACGAGATTGCTCATCAGGGCTGGCAGAGCATCCGCAGCCACCAGCTTTACAATGGCACTCGCGAGATTGGCAGAAGTAATTGTTGGCATTCTGTCTCCTAAAGAAAATGGGCAGCCGAAGCTGCCCGCTCGAACACCGCGTGGTTACGCGGTTTGTCTGAATCCCATCTGTCCGGGGAAATCAAACAATATTGGTTGCATTCCGCCATCTGGCCAGAAATGCAGATCTGTTTATATGAACTATCCGTTTGTGGGCCAGGCGTTCAGCCTGCCGGAGTTTGGACATGTTGCGGCATGAGGCAGCACTAAAGCTGAGCCGGAAGCGTCAGCGACCGAATTCGGGATTTCGCGAAGTTGTGCAGGGTTGGAGTAGCACGCCATCTTCTCGCCTTGACCATCCCAAACAGGCTCCGTTTCAATGTGGCTGCGGGTGTCGAGTGACCCTCAAACATGAAATGTCCAAAGTCCAGCCGCCGCCATTCAGGCGGCGTCCCTCCTACTACATCCCGCGCAGCGCCTGCGAGGCGAGCCGTGCAACTTCCTGCCGCACGCGCTCCATCTCCTCCCGGCTCATGCCCGGCTTTATCTTGTCAATGTCAATCGCGCTCGACCCTGCCGGAACGGCATTCCGCGTCGTACTGCTCGCACCGCTGCCGCCGGGAATTCGCGCCGGCAGCAGTTCCGGGTTTTCGTCCACAAATTTGCGCAGGTAATCCTGAACGGGCCGGTGGTCCACACCATCGCTCGCCACTAACCGGCCGTCTTCGGCGCGAACGATGTCGTCCTTCACCGCCTTGAAGGCCAGATCGACCTTCGCCACGCCCAATCGCTGCAGTTCGCTCTTAATTTGCGAATAGCGGTCCATCTGCTCCGCGCTCGCGCGTGCCTGCCGGTTTTCCTCAACTAGTTGATTCAGCCGGCCTTCCAAAGCTTCTCGCCGCTTCCGCTCCTCAACCAGTTCCGCCTTGTAGGCCGGCTCAGCCTTGCTCTGCTCGGCTCTCATGAACTCTTCGATCACGTGCCGCACTACATTCTTCACGTCTGGTTGCGACGTGTTTTCCGTTTGTTTTTCTTGATCAGACATGTCTATCCTTTCGCGATCTCCGGACTTCCCCGATTAACGGGTTTTGCGTGACTCTGAGGGAAGCGCCGGTCTCTGATATTGTTTTTGAATCTCGTCCGCAATCTGCTCTTTTACGTCCTGCGGGATATCGCAGAGATATTTGAACGTTAGTTTTTGGAAAATTTGCTGCCGCAGCGTAGGCGATTCAATCCCCATCTCGAGGAGGGTTTTTGCGTCCTCGAGTTCAGTTCCGAAATCTCCAATATCAAACTGATCCATGCCCGATACGGAAACGCCGATGGCGTCTTCACGGGCCGCGCATACCGCGTTTAGCATGCGCTTTATCGTGTCTTTCACCATGTCACCGTAGGCGCGCAATACTTCGTGTGTGATTGCGAAGTCCCGCTGCTTCGACAGACCTGATTCCGGATTTGAGCCCGTCCCCTCGCCCGCCGCCTGCGATAAATAACAGACCCGGTAAATTTCCGCTCGGAGGCGTTCCAGATTATCCGCTGCTATCTGATACACGCGGCCTTCAGGCTCCGTCCACCCGAAACGATCTTGTGGCCCAAGCTGGATGTAATAGGATTCCCCAACAATTTGGTTCCACGCTCGCTCTGAATAA